CCAGGACCACCCCATCAAAAGGCCAGCGGGCTCCGTAGTATTTCACCAGCCACGGGATGTTTTCCCGGTTGATGCAATAGATGTCTGCGTCCGTCTGGAGTGCCCGGATCCGCTGGGCCTCGCTGCCCAGGACACGCACCACACGGAGGTCCTGGAGGTGGTCCCACTTTGCGCTTTCCTTGGTCCATGTGTCCTCCGCCACCCGCAGCGGGGCCACCACCAAAACCTTATTGATCTCAAAACGGTCATACAGCCAGCGGGCCACCGTGGTGAGGGTGATGACCGTTTTGCCCAGGCCCATGTCCAGCAGGAGGCCAGCGGCGGGCTTGTCCAGCAGGAAGTCCTCACAAAACTGCTGGTATTCATGCGGGGTGTACTTCATAGAATTTCCTCCAGCATCTCATCCACGGCCGCCTTGCTGTCCGGCACGAACACCAAAAAGCCCAGGTCCCTCAAAATTTTATGCACCCGGCACTGCCGCTTTCTCGGGGTCTCGCCGGTGTCCTTGGTCTCTGCGAAGTAGGCCCTGCCGCCCGGGAGAAGGATGAGGCGGTCCGGCACTCCGGTGCATCCGGGACAAACCAATTTCAAAGCGAGGCCTCCGGCCGCCTTGACCCTTTTTCGCAAATAGCTCTCAATGTCTTTTTCCATGTGTTCCTCCAAAATTCGGCCGGTTGCCGTAGTTGCCGAAGTTGCCGACATTTCTTTATAACTCTCGCGTGTGCGTGTAGGCGGGCGCTCGCTCGTCCATGTGTGCCTATATACCACCTATCTATTTTTCTTATAGATTTACGGCAACTATGGCAACTAACACGGCTAACGCCTTGAAATTCGGGCCTTTCCGGGGTTGCCGTTATCGGCAACTTACGGCAACCTACGGCAACCCCGGCCCGTTTTCTCGGCAACCCGCAACACGGTCAACGGCAACCAGCGGCAACCGCTCACGGGTCAATCCGCTCAAAGCAGCGCTGCGCCCCATAGGGGCCGCACTTCTGCTTTTTGGTGGTCTCTTTCCACCCGGGCATCTGGCGGAGAATGGTGCGGATCTCATTGGCCTCCATGCGTTTCATGCTGCCGCCGTCCTTCCCAAAGCACTCCTGCCAGACCTCGGCCACACATACCCGGTCCCGGCGCACGGTGCCCTGGCTGGCGCCAAAGTCATCGGAGAGCCACGCCCGGCGCTCCACCTTGTCCTTGCTGGCCCAGTCTGCGGGCAGCAGGCGCTCCAGATATGCCTGCACCTCGCCGGTGCGGGCGTCATCCTCGGTAAAGTCGCTCTGCTGCTCCCGGGCCACGGCCTCCAGATCCCCGGTGAGGGTCAGCAGTTCGCCGTCCTCATAGCGGATGACGGCCTCCGCCCAAAGCTGGCGCACCAGCTCCGGGGTGAGGTCATCCCAGACCGTGAGGGCCGGGGGCTCATCCCCCAGACGGACGGGCCAGAAACGGCGGTTTCCGGTATCGTCCCGCAAAAAGGCGGTGCTGTTTGTGGTGCCGAAAAAGACGCATTGCCGCTTGTGGTCCTCCACCCGGCGCCCGTAGGGGGCCCGGTAGCTGTCCACCTGCTTGCTGATGAAATTCTTGGTGACCTCAATCTCAGTCTTTTTCATGGCCGCCAACTCACCCAGCTCCACCAGCCAAAAGCCCTGGATGCCCTCATAGGCCTCCTTGGTGCCGATGCCGGCCAAGCTGTCCGTGTACCAGCCGCAGGACATTTTATTGATGAGGGTGGACTTGCCGCGGCCCTGGGGACCCGCCAGCGTGAGCACATAGTCAAACTTGCACCCGGGGCGCATGATGCGGGCCACGGCGGCCGTGAACGCTTTGCGGGTGACCGCCCGGGTATAGGGGCAGTCCTCGGCCCCCAGATAGTCCACCAGCAGGGTGTCCAGGCGCTCCACGCCGTCCCATTCCAGGCCCTTGAGGAAGTCCCGGACCGGGTGTATGGTGTTGGTCCTGGCCACGCTGCTCACGGCGTCCATGATGCGCTCCTTGCCGGTGATGTGATAGGCCAGCTCGATGTAGCGCCGGAGCTCGCTGTCATCAGCGTCCGTCCAGGCGTCCCCGTTCACGGTGTCCTGCACCTCTTTCCAGGGCAGGCTGCGGATGCAGACAAGGCGGTCCTTGAAACTGTTAAAGGCCAGGGTTCCCTTGAGCAAGGGGTCATTGGAGAGGATGATGTAGACATTTTGGATGGTCTGGAGGGGGACGCCCCGCTTGTCCACCTCAAGCTGGGTCATCCATGCGCCCCCGGTGTCCTCATCAGGGATGTCGAAGTCCTCACGGGCCCGCTCGATGCGCTCCCGGGCGCTGGTCAGCTTGACGGCCTCATCCGTGCGGGCCAGCTCCACCATGGCCGCATAGGAGGGCAGCTTGTTGGCTGGGGTGTCCTCGGCGGCATCGCTGTCCTGCTCTCCGAACAGGTGGAGGCGGACCAGGTCAAAGGCGTTGCACAGGCGGCCGCTCACCGGGTCGGTGGCGTGATTGGAGTATGCGAACAGGCCGCCGTCATAGATGACCAGGCCGGCCGCCGTGGATCCGCCCGTGTAGGTGTAGCGCCCGGCCATGTCGCAGGGGGTATACTTATCCGGCAGAAAGCGCTCAATGGCCTGCTCCACATCGTAGGTGCGGCAGAAAGCGCCCACCACGCCGGGCTTGGCCGTGGGGTCTCCTTGGTGCTTGGCGGCCTTGTGGCGGGCCGTGGCGGCCCTACTGCTCTCCGGCCAATAGGAGGCGTCCCGCCAATCGGGGTATCGCTCCAAGAGGGTGTCGGGGTCCAACCAAGGGCCGTCTGCGTAGTCAAAATAATAGTCCTGGTCGGCCGGGGTGCTGGGCCAGTACATGAGCCGGGTGGGCTGGTATGTGGTATCATCGAAAAGGTCCATGCCCAGGTCAGAGGCCAGCATCCGGGCTGCCGCTTGGTACTCATCCCCAGAGAGCTGCCGGGACAGAGGCACCAGCAGGCGCAGGCGGGGGGCCTCGGGGGTGTGCTTGTGGGTGGAGTAGGCCGCCGCAGCGCACCCGTAGAACATGGACAGACTTTCCAGCAGGTCCATGGTGCCATAGTCTGCGTCAAGGGTGAGCATGGAGCGGTGCTCCAGGTTCTCCGCCTTGCGGCGGCCCTGCTTGAGCCAGCCGCCCACAAATCCGCCCGTGTCCTTGATGGCGTCCTGTTTGCCCTTGGGCATTTTGAGATATTCGGCCAGGGTCTCCCGGGTCTTTGTGGTCTCCTTGATGGTGTCCAGGAACTCGCCCCAGCGCATGGTCTTGTTTTTCCATCTGGTGGTAGACCGGGAGGCGCCAACGGCCAGAGTGATTGGCCC